TGGTTTATGTCTGCCTAAATTATCTATAAAAATAAAATTACCTTTAAATATGCTGTTTACAGGCAGTATTTTTGTGCGGTCATAACATATTGCACCATAAAATACTGGCTCATTATCTAACATCAAATCTAAATATAAATAATCACCGCGAAGAAACATGTGTATAGTGCAGTCCTGATTATTTAAAATAATTTCAAATATTTGGTTTGGAATTTGCTCTAATGGCACTTCAATCATTAATTAATAACTCCATTACCAGTAAAATATTTTTTTCCATCGTATATTATACTTGTTAACTCTTTACCTTGTTTTTTTCCGCCATTTACTGCAGATGCCGCACTTGGATTTATAGGGTATTTTATACTGTTTGTATATATTGCTTCTACTTCATTAACCTGCTTAAAATTCATAGCAGCTATAAGCAGATTTACGCCTTGCGACTGATTAAAGCTGTATGAGTAACTTTCTAAAGAAAACCATTTATATTCTTTATATGGGCTTACAATGCTTACTTTTTGCGGCTCTTTTCTGAGTGTATCTAATATTGCTATTGCATCTTGTATTTCTGCTGCATTGCCTTGGATAGCAAGAGTAACAGCCAGCTCATCAGGAGCAACAATTTTATTATAAGATGAAAAAGTGCCTTTTTCTGATGTATAGTTAGTGATTTTTGACGAGCTATCACTATCTAATGAAATAAAGCTGGTGAATGACAGCACTGGCAAACTTTGTTCATCTAATATAGTCCATATTTCTTGCAGCATTTTAAACCTTTTATTATATTATTTTTTATTTATTATAAAAATAACGAGCGTGTATCGTTATTTTTATCCCTTATAATATTAAAAGTGGTGAACTTTTAATATTAGCAACGGGGATATATAAGGGGAACCTGTTCCCCTTATACTATTAATATCCCACCGCAGCATTTGCTGGTATATAACTGTTATAATTATTCATAGCTGCAGGTATTTCTTTTGCAACCTGTTTAGGGTCTGCATTATTTGATACAACACTGATTGTGCCTACATTTACACTATTAGTGCTTGTAATATTATTTGTGTTATTGTTAATTGTGTTTGGTAATGCAGCAGCTGGCGATACATTATCTACTTTTAAAAATGATGTAATAGGGCCAGGCTGTACTGTCGGCTGTGGTTTGTTATTATTTGTAAGTTTATTTTTATCATCTTCATCATCACCACCAAAAAATGATGCCACGGCTTCTATACCACCAGCAAGTTTATCTTTAGCAAAGCCTGCTACATTAGCAATACCGCCAGCAATAAATTTTATACCGTCTATTACTGGAGCCATAAACTCCATAACACTTTTAAAGACAGCAGATGCTTTTTGTGCAAATGCATCAAAAAAAGCAAGCAGCGGTTCTTTTAACCCTACAAAATCTAAAAAGTTTAAAAATGCATCTTTAATATAGCTAACGATATTAAGAAATATATCTACAATTTTTTCTCCTGCAGCGCCTAAACCTTCAAAGGCTTTTGTTATTCCTTCGCCATCAAAAGTAAAAATAGAAGTAATCAGATTAAATAAGTAACCTAAATAAGAGCCAAGAGTTAATACAAAATCAACTAAGTTTGCTACTGTTTTAACCAGTAATTTAAAATTTTTAACTGCTACATCTAAAAAGCTGCTAAAAAATTCTTTTAGTTTTGCCCATGCTTTTGATAATTTTGCAGCTACTTCTTCACCGCTCCCAAACATGCTCCAAAACTCGCCTAATGAAGATTTACCGCCCTTAATATATACATATAAATCTTCTATCAATAACGATACTGCAAGCACGGCAGCAGCTACTGCTATAAATATCCATGTTAATGGGTTAGCAAGTGCAGCAGCTCCTATTTTTATCATTGCTGGCAGCAATACGGCAGTAAGCACAGCAGCAATACCAGAGATTACCGCCCGCAGAAATACTTCATGCTCTCTTATAAATAATACAAACTCTACCATTTTATCAGTAAGCCATGTTAAAGGCGGCAGCACAAAGCGCATAATAATAGTAGATATACTTTTTAACACCTGCATTAAGTCCTTAATTGCATTACCCATTTTGGTGGCAATGGTGCTGTCTTCTGCGGTATATACACCTAGCAGCTTTTGGCGAGCAACAAGCTCATCAACAGACATAGAGCCTTGCTTTAATAAAAGCAGTGTGCCGCTGTCAATACCTAATGATGATGTTAATGCCTGGAATCGTGCCGGGTCCATAGTATCAGCAACACGAGCAAGCTCACTTATAATATCAATAGATGATTTAATATTGCCATTGCTGTCTCTTGCAGATATTCCAAGCTGGGCAAGGGCAGGGGCTGCACTGCTTGTGCCAGTTTGAGCAAATTCTAACATTTTAGAATTAAGTGATACAAGCGAGCCTTCAAATGCAGATGCATCACCACCTGCACGCTCTACAGCTTGAGCCCACGCCTGCATATCTTCCTGATTTTCATTTAAGGTGTTAGCAAGATTACTCACCGCCTGGGCTCCTGCTAAATATTCTTTAAAAGCAGAGCCTATGGCAAGTGCAGCAGCTAATGGTGCTAATATATTATTCATTATATTTTTAGCACTTGCTGCTATAGTGTTTTCAGCTTGAGCCATACCAGATTTTACGCCGCTTGAATCTACACATAAGGTTATTAATAATGCATCTATTACGCTAGCCACAAAAACTCCTTTAGAAAGGGGAGAGCTCCCCTTTCTACCTTTCCCCTATGCAATAAAGCCTTGTTCACCACAAGCCTTTATTAAATGGAAAAAATTTTGGGTTCACGCCCCTAAATTTTTTATTAAGATTAATCTTTATTTTTTTAATTCTTATTTAATTCTTTAGTCATTACCCACTCGTTATAATTATTAATTTTTACAATATCTGCTAACATATAAGCATCTTCAAGTGAGTAATATTCTTCTAATTCTTTAAGTGTGGCCAAATTTTTAGATATGACCACACCAAATATATTAGAAATACAAACATAATCAATTAAGCTTGAATTTTGATTTGCGCTTCTGAACCCAACCCAGTTGGCATCTGGCTCGCGCCTACGCCCAAAAAATCAAAATGCAGCTTTAAACATTCAAAACGCAGTTTAGTAAGCGTAGAAGAATCTTCAATATTGCTATTAATAATATCTTCTGATAATGCAGCAGTAACTCCATTAACTTCAAGCTGCGCACAGTCATAAAGCATTTCATCAAATAGTGCGATTGCTTTATCTACATCTACTTTAGATAATGCTTTAAATAATTTTTCAGCACCGCCTGCCATAAATTGATTAATACCTTCTTCTATAGATGCACCTTTTGGCATTTCAATATCTGATGCAAGCAGCAGCATAATTGCTCTTATTTTCCATTTCTCTGCTTTTACAGCACTCATTTCTTTAAGCTTAAATTTATGCTCATTATCTCTATCTTTAATTGTAATTACGCGTTCTTTCCTTGCCATAGTTTACTCCTATTTTTAGTTATATAGGTGCAGGATGCACCATCGCTTGCGTAAGGGCTTAAGCGGATTTACTCCGCAAGCCCGCCTAAATAAAAAATACAAGGACGAGCCTGCGAGGACTGCCGATTTCCCGCCCAAATAGGAAGGAAACAGAAATCGCACAGGCTTAGTATTTTTTATTATTGATTATAGGAAATTTAACTCTTTGCGCTCAAAGTCCATTTTTAATGTTACTGGGTCCAGCACTTTTTTAAGAGCTAAATCTGTTAAACTTTTAACTACGCCATTGCGGTAACTGTAAACCTTTGCAATAGAGGGCACAGAAACAGTTATCTCACATTCAACAGTAGCATTTACTGCTTTAGCTGCGTTTACTGATTGCTCAATAATTCGCCAGCTAGGGCTGTCTGCTTCAAACATAATAGTAACTGGTGTAATATTTGGTGTATAGCCTGAAGCCATTTTGCCGTCCACACCCATGCGAGTTTCTGCTAAAGTCACTTCATCAGCAGAAATAGACTGGTCAGTAGAGAATTTTTGCAAAAGCAAGCCGCCACGAACAAAAAAATTATCTTTATAAATAATCTGCGCATTAGCACTTGTAATACTCATTTTTCATCTCCTTATTTACAGTATTACAGAACTTGAAATCTGTAATTTTTTAACCACACCACCGTCAGTATAGTAAAATGTTACTATTGGTGAATCGCCTGTTACACGAGCTGCTGCTCCTGGGTCTGCCACAAGTAAATAATAACCATTAGCATATAATTCTGCTGTAATATCAGAGCCAACTTCTGATATGATTTGAGCTTTTTGAGCTTCGCTTAAGGTTACTCCTACTTGAATGATTCCTACATTTTTTGCTTGGTTAATAGGGTCAGCAAGCCATGCTCTGATATAAGTATATCCAGCTTCGTTATAAGCAACTTTACCAACGCTGGCAAAACCATTAGCAACAGCATTAACCATGGACGAGTTAAACCAAACAGCATTAATATAAGTTGATAAGTTTACATAATCACCAACGATTAAGCCTTTATAGATAAAATTAAAATCAGTGTTTTTTGTAGCAAACTGCCCATAATAAGTATAAAACTTTTTATCTAATACTGCTGCATCTGCTGCTGATGTAACAGTTGGAGCAAGCCCATCAACCTGTTTAAATGCAATATCTATTGCACCATTTGTGCGAGTCCAGTCAATAGAAGCAAATGCACCCATAACACCAGCTGCAAGCCTGTAATCATTATATATTGCAGTAAAGTTTGTAACGCCTGCCGCTACAATTTTTGAAGCAATATCATCTGTGCTGCTATCTAATATTGCAGTAGCTTCATTGCTCCATGGTAAAAAGCAGTAACTAACACCTTGACTGTTGCTCCACTGACCTAATGCAATACATTCATCTGCATCTGCATCATAAAGATGCGTAAATGTTACAAAGTTAGAATCAGCTGCAGCAATTTGTGTCATATTCTCTGCTGCTGTTTGTTCATCCAGCCCTGGTGAAAGCACAGCACCTGCTGATGTTAAATTAAGCAGTGCACCTAAATCTGTTCCACCAGAAACAGCTGTAGCAAAACCTATACTTGAAGCAGTTCCTGTTGCTTTTGTACTGATTTCAAAGCCACCTGCAATATTATTATATGTTACTACTGCTGATAATGTAGCACTTGTTGTATTAATTGCTGATTGAACTTACCCAAAAATTTTGAACTAAGCCACTAAATAAATTTCTTTTTCCTGTAATGGAGTAAGTCCATTAGCTTTGATTCTGTAATTATTATAGAAATCAATATATTTTTCAAGTTCATATTTAAACTGTTCAGTATTTTCAAATTTGTTTATATAAACAAATTCACATTTTAAAGTAGCAAAGAAACTTTCCATAACAGCATTATCATAGCAGTTGCCACGCCTTGACATACTCTGCTCTATATTATTTTCCTTTAATAACTTTCTAAATTGATTAGCCTGATATAATATACCCTGGTCTGAATGTATCATTAAACCTGTTAAATCTTTTGTTTTATCTATTGCCTGTTTTAAACTATCAATTACCATATCTTCATTATTATATTTACTTATGCTGTATGCTTTGACTTCTCTGTTATATAAATCCATTATGACTGATAAGTTCAACTTCTCATTATTTATTTTTATCTCTGTTACATCTGTTACCCATTTTAAACATGGTCTATCACTTGTAAATTCTCTATTTAATTTATTCTCACATATACTGCTTAGTTTACCTCTTTTATACCTCCTTTTAACTCTGATTATTGATGATATTTTTAGTTCTTTCATCAATTTATACACTGTCTTCCTGTCATAAGTATAACCCAGTTTCTCTAATGCCTTTGATATTCTTGGATAGCCGTAAGTCTTATTAGACTTTTCATATATCTCTAATATCGCTGTCTTCGCTGATGCATATTTATCTATTTTACTAAGACTTTTAATATTATAATAGTATGTGCTTCGTTTCATATTACTTACTAACAACAGAGTATCTAATTTGTAGTATTGCCTTAATGCCATTATTATTGCTGCCTTTTCTCCTGCTTCTCCTGCATTAAGGCTTCCAGCTTTTTTAAATATGCATTCTCCGCTGACTTGTAATAAAGCTCTTTTTCCAGTTCTGATATTCTCTCTTTTAATTGTCTTACTTCTTCACTATCCTCTGATTTAGTGACTTTAATATCAGTAGAATTTGAGTGTTTACTCTTTTTACTGTTCAGGATATTCTTATCTGACATATTATCTCCAATAAACTTACTGCAAAACTTATTCCAGTCATATATTACTGTAGATGATGGAATATTAAAGTGTAATGATGCCTGTTCATAAGTTAAATTATTTTCTAACTTATACTTTAACACTTTTATTTTAAATTCAATAGTATATTTTTTACGAGTGTAGGTATATTTTAAACCTTCATCTCCTAAACACTTATATTTATTATATATTCTGCATATTACTCCTTTATGTATTTTTAAGCGTCTTGATAGTTCACTGGCACTCATTATACCATTTTCTAAGACTGTTACTATAAACTTCTTAAAGTCATAGCTGTATTTTCTTACCATATAATCTCCTTATATGGCTTGTCCAACTTTTTTGGGTAAGTTCAATTTACTATGTGATAAACTGTGTGACATAAAATCTCCTTATTATTATAGTTTGATGTGACTTGAACAATTCATCTTACTATATAAGGAGTTTTTTTTATAAGATTTTCTCATCTGCTGGCACAGCCAGTAGTTTTTTGTTTCGCTATGCTCAACTCTCTAAAGAGTTAATAAAAAAAGAGCTGTCTATTTTAGACAGCTCTTTATATCTTTAAG